TATCGGCACTAACATAGATAGCGCCATATTCAGATTCTGTAGCAGTTTGTAAAGCCTGTAATGCTGTGCGGTTAGTGCCTGGATCTGCCTGTAATGTAGTAAGACCTGCATCTATATTACGCTGTGATATTGGCCAGTCAATTTCATCTAATATCTCATTGATACGAGTACCTGATAGATCGCCAGCAGTAGCGCCAGTAACAGTGCTTATCTGTGCTAATTGGGCCAATCTAAAAGCATCTACAGCTTGTATAGTAGTAGTCGCTACATCCTCTGATTCTTGTGGGTAGGTAGTTACATAACTTGTAATAAAACCTGCAAATATAGGATAAGTAGTCGAACCATAGGTAGCAGTAATCTGCACCTTCTTCATAGGTGTTAATAAATTGTAATAAGGCCCTGATACGTTTTGTGGGTTAAAATCGCCATTTTGATCTACTATACGTAAAATAAGCGATCCTGTTTGAAATTGATCGCTAAGAGCAGTACGGCCTCGATTAGTTTCAATTCTATTCACTTGATTTGATACGTCTACAATTACAGCTGCTGAATCTCCCAATATATTTGTGCCTAATATACCTGTATCTAAAATCATTGCCTGAGCAAAACTAGGGCCAGTGCTAAAGTTAATTACTGCATTAATTACTGGTACTGTCATTAGAACCCTTGTCCAGCAGGTACTGTGCTGTATCCATTACGAGTAGCGATCTGTATGCTTTCTGCTATAGCCTGACTTAATCTATCGCCACCTGCTGCTGTGTTTACTGTAACTATGACCTCTGTAGGTGCAGCACCACCAGTCCTACTGCCAGGTGTAAAGCCTAGAGCTAGTCCTAAGTCCATACCTGCGCCGCTACTAGCAAATGCTGGGTTATTTATAGAAGTGTTAGCAAGGCTGGCTATATTACTACGCCCACCGAGGCCACCGATTATTGTACCGCCTGGGCCTATTTGTGATGGGTCAACGCCAAAGCTAGTTATTAATGCTTTAGCAGCTTCACTTAATGCATAAAATTCTGTCGTTAATTCTACTGTGGCTTTAGTGCCTTCCATCTCAGCTAGTAACTTTTTAGCCAAAGCCTCATTGTTGTCTAGGATGGCTAACTTAGACTGGATGCGTAATTTAGTTTCAGCATCGGTAGCCTCGCCCAACGCCTTCATTAAACCTATGCGTTCAACGTCAAATTTTTCCGATAATTTATCTACCTCAGTTTTTTTCTTTAATTGTTCGTTTTCTTGTTTGCGTAAAGTAGTTGCAGCTTGCAAGGCTTTAGACTCTTTGCGTAATTGATCTAAATAGATACGACTGGCTGATCTGCCTTCTCGATTAGATGGTGCAGTCTGGGCTCTTTGCGCTGCGCCTATCTCTGAAAATCCTGCAAGGTAAGCACCTAATACTGGGATATTCTTAACATCAAATAAAACGCCACCGACTTTAGTATTACCTAGTTTTTTTAATTCGTTAACTAAGACAGCAATACCTACTACTGCATCTGCCGTGCTCTTTGCAAAATCATCCATTAAATTTGTTGCACTACTAATGCTGGTGTCTTTGCCTAATAATGACAGCGCATCTAGTAAGCCCTTACCAATAGTCTCTCTAGCATCTTCGGCTGCGACTGTAAGTAAACCCATCTTGCCTGCATAAGTATCTAATCTGGCTGCTGCCTGACCTGCAAACTTTTTATTAAGTTCGCCCATAATCTTGTCCATATTGCCAGTCTTTAGCGTGGCCTTGCTTATGCCTGCACCTAACCTGCTAAGGCCTGTGGTGTTACCACTAAAGCCACGTGTTAAGGCTGCGCTGACCTCAGTGAGAGACTTGCCTGTGGCTGCGCTTATGTTTAAGGCTGTTTGTAAAGCATCTTGGCTCTTGGTAATAGATCCTGTAGCTGTAAGTAATTGCTGGAATGCTGGGCGTAACTCATCATCTAGTACGCCTGTTAATCTTTGTAGGTTGCCTATGTAGTTTTCAACACCTGGCGCACTAAATTGGTAACCTGTATTTCTTAATTGTACTTCTAAAGACTTAGCGGCCTTTTCATCGGCCATAAACGCATTAACAGCATTCTTGCTAAATTGTAATAACTTGCGTGCTGCAAAGACACTAGCAAAAGTCTTGCCTAATTTATTGACTTGTTGCTCAAATAAGGATATTTCTTTCTTACCCTTTTTAAGTGCTTTGCCATTAAAGGTGGCTAAGGCGGAGACGACTATATTGGCCATTATGCAACCCTCTGTTGTGTAGTTTTGTTAAAGTGTGTAGCAGTAGCATTTATAGCATCTTTGATTGCTTGGTAAATTCTAGGACTATCCTCAGCCCAGGCCTTGTAAACCAAACGGCCTTTAGTCTTTCTATTGCCACCTCTTACACCTTCAAGTTTAGGCTGTGAAGTTACTTTAGGTAATGCAGCTATAAATTGCTGGCTAGCAAATGGGTTACTTGAATTGAACTCTCTAAATGCTTTGCTCTTAGGTGACTTTAACGTATATGTACCGCTTGCGCCTTTAGATGGTGTCATCTGAAATGGCGCTCTACCCTGTGGGTTCAAGCGACCTGCTACCTCATAAATTGCGCCAGGCTTGCTTGCATTGTAAACAAAATTGTAAACCTTGAAACCATTAGAAAATGTTTTATTTTGTCCAGGATTGTAACCAATTCCTGCCTTTGCCACACCTGCATCATATTTTGGAAATGTGCGATATTTCATCGGGCCAATAATTCCAGCGGCCTTTGTCCAGCCTGACAATACGTCTGTGTTTGCTGGGACAAAACCTTTAGCCTTACTAGCCACGCCACGCATTAACGGATCTACAGCTGCGACAACACGTCTGCGCATATCCATATCAATAAAACTCAAGCCCTTTAGGACATCTTTAACGCCTACGACCTCTACTGGCATTTCGGATCTCCTTAGCTCTGTCGGTTAGGACTTGTATGATTGCGGCATACATTTCGCTATCCATATCAATAAACTCTTTAGGCGGTATCCCAGTCTCTACGCTCAGCTGTGCGATGCTGTAAAGGATTGAATCCCGCTGTGTTATTTTTTTTCTTCGTCTAATACCTCGACAGTATCTAAGCTGTCAATAAATTCATCAAACGATAGAGATACCTGACCGCCAGCCCTGCGTAAACATTCCCAAGCCAACCAGAATATATCTGACTGCTTCTCATCTTCACGCAAGGCTTTGCTAATTCCCATACCTCGTTTTAACTCGAAAGCGTACTCGACACCTGGTGTAATCTTGTGTTCAGATACTTCACCATTAGCCCTTGTTATCTTTAGCTTTGCCATTATTACTCCTTAGTTAGAATGCCACCGATGGGGACACTGTTACTGCGGAGTTTATAGTAAATGTTACTGAAGAGGTAGCGATCTCAGCCACGCCGCCTTGACCCACTGGGGTTAGGTTATTTACCAAAATTGAGAATTGGTAAGATGGGTTCGCTGCTGATACTACTGTGCCTTTAACTGTAATCATTGATACAGAGATTGTCTGACCAAAGCAGTCATTCAAAGTTTGCATTACCTGAGCAGATGCCCAGTCATTGATAAAGTCAAGTGTTAAAGTGCCAGATTGTAGACCTGCCACAAACTTGTGGGCTGTGTCGCCCATAGCTGTTACTTCTAGCTCATCCGCTACTTGGTTGATTACTGCATTGGTTACATATGCAGAAATGTCAATAGAAGGTGTTGTCTTGGCTGCTGCTGTTGCCAACTTAACACCAACGTTATTATTTAAATAGATTGCCATTGTTATTCCTCATCTTTCTTTGTTTGTGCAGTTGGTTTTGGTGCGTCTTTGATCTGGCCTGTCTTGATTAAGAAGGCTAAGTCTTCTGATTGTGTACTCATTTTAACTCCAGCTCGTTAGGATTGATACAGTTATTTCTGATGTTAATAAATCTCCACTAGCTGCATTAGTTATAGCTGGAGCGGAGACACTTGATATGTTGTAAACCAGGGTTGATGCCGCTAGTTTAGTTACTACTGCCACAATAAAATTCTCTATGCCTAATAGGTTGCCTTGATTGTCAAATGCAGGCGTGGTTATTAAAATCTTAAAATTAGCCAGGGGTGCGATGCTTGTTTGGCTATTATTGCTTGGCACGATGTAGGGGTCTGAGGGAGTGACCACCACGCTGTTTGCAAGCAAATTGCTGGGCGGAAATGCAAAGGTTGACCATACGCCATTGTTTGTAAGGGCGGTTGCTAGTGTGCCACGTAGGGTGGAGATCGCTGCCATTAGCCCACCAGTGATGCTGGACTTGAATACGGCTGGATGAGACCACGTACTCGGTTAATCAGCTGATAACCCATCCGATAAGGGCTGGCACTGATCCCATCCATACCGACCCCACCTGTCTGGCTAACTTGTCTTGCTTGCCAGATGTCCACTGCAATTATCATCGCAGCTTCTCGTATTGCAGGGGTGCTCGGCGGTATTGTGCCAGTGATTGTGTAAGTGCCATTAAATGTTGTACCACAAGCGCTTACAGTAATTTGCTGACCTGTTACAAATGCGTTGGGATTAGCCAGCATAAGTGTAGCCACGTTATCTTGTAATGCTGTGCCGACTACTGGGGCATCATTGTGCCATAAGTATTCGCCAATTAAATCTTCTGCTGTTTGACAAACTTCTTCTACTGTCGCATCAGAGTAGAGAGACCCAATACCAAGATTAGCCCGTAACTCGGCTGTTGTAACAAACGTTGCTGGCATCTCTACTCCTTTGCTAATAGCTCTCTGGGGCTAGGGCTACTAAACCCCAGAGATTACTGATTGTTTAATGGGTCTTATCAGGTCTTCTTGTACTTGATAATTCCGTTAGGCATCTTGGCGATTGTTGCCATATATCCGTAAATTGCTACCTGTACTTGTAGGTTTGATACTACGTTTACAGACATATAAGCCTGTGGTGAGCGATATACAGTAAATGCTTCTGGTGCAAGAATTACAGCAGAATCATCATCAAATGTAGTAGCTGTGAAGTTCTTGTCTACGTATAGATCAAGTCCTAATACTGAACCACGGATTGATTGTGGGCCAACTTGTCCAGCTGCGTTCATAGGTTGTAGCGCATTAAATACTGGGCGCTTTGTTGTATCTTGTGCACCAATTAGCGCACCCCATTGTGCTGGGTTAGCGATGTAATTCTGTGCAAAGTAACCTGTGTTTGAGTAGATAGTACGTGCACCTTCTGTTGTAAATGCAACGATACCATCTAGATCAGCAGATGTATTTGTACCATTCATACCAGCTGCGAGTAATGCAGTTAATACTGTGGTGTCGATTGTCTTCAAATAAGCTAGAGAGAGTTGATTTGTCAATTCCTCATAAAATCCAGGATACCCGCTGCGCTCTAGGAGCTCAACTGATAGCGTGTTCATTCCAGAATACTTGGATACAGTTCCTGAAAGATACTGGCTGACCATATCTGTATTTGACACTGCGCCGCCTTCGGCTTCTACAGTTACAGTTGGTGCTACACCAGTTCCACCACCACTTGAAGTAACAAGTGAAGGGATATTGATTGTAAGACCAGTTGGGGGCAAAGTTCCCTGGCTGCAAGCATCAATAGCAGGTGTACCAAAGCGTGTATTAGTTACAAACTCTGTTAGATATTGTG